GCTCCCAGGCTTTCTGCGGCTATTACCCCGCTTGCAAACATGGGGTGCCAGTGCATCAACTGAATGTTTATAGAAGTGGGGGAATTTAAATCGTGAAAACGGATAAGGAGGTTAAAGAAGCATTTGGTCTTATAGGATTCTCTATTCGGCAATGTCTTCTTTGGCGCGGATTATTAGTAAAAAACAATGATGTCTGGGGTACTATCATTATGGATAGGGAGATCCAATCACTACGAGCTTTAGCACTAGGAATTCAATGGGTTACATGTAAAAAGGGTGATAAGGATATCAAGGACTTAGTAATTGAGCTTGCAGAAAGGGGGAATAGTAATGTTAGGGTTAATTAGATCTACGAATAATTCTGGTTGTGTAATCTGCGGGAAATCGAAGCCATCAAGATTTTGGTTCTGTAAGCCATGTAGTGTACAGTGGGGGGTGTACCGCAAGCCTTACAAGAGCTGGCCATCCTGGATTAGATTCCTAATTAATGATAAGATGAAGGAGAATTACAGGAACCGTAATGCTGTGGAAATATCAGTTGATCCAGATATAATCGAGTACCTTGTTGGCGAAGATTTTGTCTCTAGAGATGGATACTTTACTAGAATATGAAAACATAGATAAAAAATACTCGGATTCACTTCTATTAAGTAGAGGTACTAATAGTATTGCTATAGGGAGGTTCTATGGATGCAGTAGAAATCATAGAAGGAGATCTTGTAGACCAGATAGACCAACGGATTATAGAGTTGGGGAATGACTACGATTTTTCTGAGCTAAAACTTAATGATAAGGAATTACTTAGGAGAATGGCAGCCCTTACAATCAGATTGGAAAGTGGTGAAAAAGAATTAGAGAAGGGAATTCGTGCCAAGGAGTTTGACTCTAATGAGGCTCTCAAAGAGGAACAGCGTCTTGGTTTGATGCGCCGAGATTTGGTGCTGATACAAGAATCTCTGGGCATGTCCAGAGCAAAAAGAGTAGAGAAACTAGAGAATAATCCTCTGGCAATATTTATAGATATTAAAGCCAGAGCTAAGAGATTCCTGTATGAGAGATTCTGCCATATATTCTGCCCTTCATGTCATCAGCTAATTGCTGAGATTCATTTCTCCTGGCCAGAGGAGAAGTCCTCACTAACGATCACCTGTGGTCGATGTAAAACGAAAACTACTCTGACCGGAAAAGAAATGTTAAAAAATGAAAGTGAGAATCCATACAAATGATTGTAGAGAAATTAACCGAAGAAGAATTGGCTCTCTATGAGGTATTACGAAATCCGGTATTTTGCGGAGAGTTCCTGGCATCTCTTGAGATGGATGAAGAGGTCATCGGCGCAAAAAAATTTGAATATACAGACTACCAAAGAGAATTCTTATTAGATTATTCTCCCCAGGTAAATATACATGCAGGAAGAGCCATCGGTAAATGCCACCACAAAGATTCAAGAATATTGAATACAGAAACGGGAGAGTATTCTACGGTAGAAGAATTGTCTAAGGGACACCCTATCCTCATCCCCTCGTTAAATGAAGAATCCATGAAACTTTCCCTATCAAGGGCCCTAATTGAGTATAATGGTAAATTTCCATGCCTGGAGGTTACACTAACCAAAGGTTTCAGAAATGTTACCACCTTTGAGCACCCTTTCTACACTAACTATGGTTGGGTTGAGGCGCAAGACCTAAAGGTTGGGGATTTTGTAGCGATACCCAATGAACTACCATTCTTTGGGTCAGGGTCTGTAGACGATCTTGATATGGCTATGATTGCTCATTTTATTGCCGAAGGAAGTTATCACCAAGGATCAATTACAACAACAGAACCAGAAGTAATCAAGGAAATAACAGAATTTGCAAATAGACATAAATTCAAAATCAAGGTATATGGAAAAATAACCTATCATATGAGTTATGGCAACTTTAGGGGAGGTGCTCCGAAAAATTACTGGCTACGGTTGCTGGAAAGGTGTGGTTTAAGAAATTGTCATTCTTATGATAAGTTTATCCCCAAGGAATTCTTCTCCTTTAACAAAAAGACCTTGGCGATATTGCTAAATAGACTCTTTTCCGATGATGGTTGGGCAACAGAAGAAGAAGTTGGCTATGCTACAACTTCTGAAAGATTAGCCAGAGATATCCACCACTTATTGTTAAGGTTTGGGGTGGTTGCATCCCTTGGTTATAAGAAAAATAAGTGTCTTGGTTGTTGGTGGTTAAGTATCAAGGGTTATGCCAATTTAGTAAAATTCCGCGACGGTATTGGATTTTTTGTTCGGCGAAAGCAAATGAATCTTGACAGGGCTATTATCCGTTCTGAGAATACCTACAATCAATCCGATTTAATCCCCATTCCAACTTTTAGGAACTACAAAATGAGCGTAAAGGGAAGAATGTTGGATAGAGGGGTTTTTGCATCTTGGGCTAAGAGTTTAAGATACTTCCCGACCAGAAACAAAAAACTCCTAAACAGAGATTCCGAATTTACTAAATGGGAAACAGCGGATATTTATTGGTTAAGAGTAAAATCAATCAAGGAAGTTGGAGAGCAGGATACGTACTCTGTGGAAGCTTATCCAGATCACACGCTGATAGCCGACGATATCTACTCACATAACACCAGGGCCCTCGTTGAGAAGCTATCCTGGCATGCAGTCAATGGTTTCTTCGACGCATTTTTGTTTACCGTGCCAAACAGATCTCACCTGGATCCTGTTTTCCTTGGGCTACAGAAGAAGTTCAGAGTAAACCCACTACTACAGTTCTGGGTTGGAAGATACAGTGTAAACTCCCAACAATTTCTCATGAAGTTCCTAAACAATGTGACATTGACTTGTCGTATTGCTGGTACTAGCGGTACAGGTGTGAATGTGGTTGGTCTGCACGTTCCCGTTATTGTACTAGATGAGTGTTTGCCAAGTACAGCAATGATAAACTCTCAAAGAGGATTCAGGATGATAAGAACCCTAAGAAAGGGGGATAAGGTACTATCCTGGAATGGTCATGAGGTCGTAGAGGATGTTGTAACCCATTGTTGGAAGAAAGATAAGAACCAGAGAGAATTGGATATCCGGTCTGGGGATATTCGTATCCGGGTTGGTGAAAATCATAAATTATTCGATGGGACTACTTATAAGGCAGCATCAGAATTCTCTGTTGGAGATTTAATTTATACATTTAATAGACTTCGTAATGAACTTATTCCTATAAAGATAGATTTTCACAAAGAATTTAAGCGCGTTGGGTGTTATTTATACGACCTAGAGGTTGAAAATAATCATAATTTCTTTGTCAATGGTATTTTAACCAAGAATTCTGCTTACTATCCATGGCCAACTTGGGTTGAACTTCAGCAGGTTATGAATGACTGGGAACCAGGTCACCAAATTATTGTTTCTGGTGTACCAGACGGTAGAAGAGAAAAGAGTGTTCTCTACCAATGTTCTACATCGGAATCTTTTTCAAAGCATCAGGTTTCTGCTTACCAGAACCCAAGATTTACCAAAGAGGCTGAAGATCGTGCCATAGAGCAATTTGGTGGTAAGGACAGCCAAGACTTTATTCGCCAAATTTTGGGCGGACATGGTACCCCAACTTTTGCACTATTTGATCGTGAAAATATGCGGGTCGAGGATTATTACTACCCCACCACGAAGATATGGGGTATGAACCTTAGAAAAGATGCCCATGTTCTCAATCAGCTAATTCTGAATCTACCGTCTCCTCCGCGCTCAGCAAAAAGTCTTATCTTGGGGGTAGACCTTGGATACACGGAACCATCCATGTTGATAGGGTTATACCAAAAAGAAGACCTCTGGTATATCTTATTTCGTGTGGAATTGGCTAGAATTGAGTATAACATTCAGGAAAAATTCATTGATGAGCTTCATCATAAGTACAATTTTGACTACATCGGGTTAGATGTGGGTGCTGGTGGCCAGGGAAAGGCAGTTTATAATTCATTTATAAATCGAGATGAGTTCAAATCCAGGAATTATAGTAAGATTATTCTACCGGTGGAGTTCGGTGGTACCACTGTTGTAGGTCTGGATGAAGAAGGTAAAGAGCTTAAGGAACGTATAAAGCCATTCTCGGTCACAAAACTCCAAGAATTAGTAAACTCTTACCAACTAGTATTCTCCAAACGTGATGAAGATCTACTAGTTGAGTTGGAGCGTATCGTTTATACTCGCTCACCAGTCTCGGGCCAGATGGTTTATAAAGCTATAACCCTCGGTGGTTCAGATCGTGGTGCTGACCATAGCTTTGCCGCGCTACTCACATTTGTAATGGTTTTATATGAACGAATCGAGAAAAGTACTGACAGAGGTCGAGAACCTCTGTACAGACCGCGATGGCTGCTATAGAGGATAAAATATGAGTGAAGTTATTGTTTCAGCAAGTACTAGGGTTACCAAAAGGTTAGGAGTGGGAAGCTCCGCTTACGCAGCCTTTGTGCAATCACCTGTGGGTACATCGCCCATGTATGGAGACTCGACTACATTTTTTAGTCTAGATGGGTCTCCTAGCGGCGGTGGAACAGGGGATGGAAGGTACCCAGACAAGTTAGGCAATCTGGAGAAAATGAATTTCCACCAGAGGCTACAGGTAATTCGATTCTTTTACGAGATGGATCCTCTGGCAAGTACTGCCGTGGATAAGACTGTGGAGATCGGAATAGGTCCCTTACTTTTTGATAGAAATGAGTGTACTGACAAAGAACTAGACTTATACAAGTCTGTTTTGCCGCTACTCAGGGAATACTTACAGAAAGCGGCAGTGGAATACTTACTCTCAGGATTAGTTATTCCGCAAGTTTCATGGAAGAGTATTACTTCTTCTGATCTTGATTTGCGCGGAAGAAGTACATTTGAGATGCCTGATAAGATTTGGATTCTAAATCCTGATAGCATTGTGCTTAAATTTAGTGGATTTAATGGGCAAGTTGATGCTTATATGACAGTTGATGACGAGCTTGCTTATTTCATACAACATAACGGGACTAAAAAGGATGGTACAAAAGATGTAGAATCCTACCAGAGAATGGTTGAAGAGTTCCCAGAATTTGTAGCCGCTGTTAAGCGTGGGGAGAAAGAAGTTCTCCTAGAAAATGCCACTATAATTAGAAGAAAACCAAAAACTTACGATCCCTACCCGTCCCCATACTTACTACCAGCAATTGAATCTCTTGAATTCAAGAGAAATCTCAAGAAGATGGATTATTCAATTGCTTCCCGGGTAATTAGTGCCATCATGCTCATCAAATTGGGCAATGATCTTTTCCCGCTGACAGAAGACGATGAAGATCAACTTACTGCACTGAAGACAGAACTCCTTTGGAGAAATAAACCTAATAATATAGAGCGGGTATTTCAACTATTTGGTAACCACACTCTAACGATAGAGTGGATTTACCCAGATACAGCGGCTATGTTGAATCAAGAGAAATATGCCGCAATAAACGAAGACATCTTTTATGCTCTAGGTTTACCTCGTATTATTGTTAGTGGTGAGACTCTAAGGTCAGCTTCTTCTTCGGCAGAATATGCTATGTTCTCTCCAGCAGAAAGTATGCGGAGGATGCGAGAAGATTTAATAATTTGGGCAAACCAACTTCTAAAAGATGTGAAAAAACGGAATAATCTCAAGAATGTTATCAATGTGAAATTTGACGAACTCCGTCTTTATGATATTGAGAAGTTGTCGAATGTTGCCGCTAAATTATTTGCAAGCAATGCTATAAGTCTGACTAGTTTGGCTCAATCTGCTGGTTATGACTTCGCGGCAGAAGTTGAACAAAAAGCCATAGAAAGGGACTTAATGAAAGAGTTTGATATACCAGAGTTCCCGGCAATGCCATTCTCTCCTTCCCCAAAAACAGTTGGTGCTCCGACGACAAAACCAACGGTAGAAAAACCAGCGGTAGCAAAACCAGAAACACCCAAACCGAAGGAGCCATAAAACTATTATAGATAAAGTAGAAGAATTTCTAATCGAGTTAAGAAATGGAAGCTAATTTTGAAGCATTATCTACTCCCTGCGACGGTATAGTAAACGGAATGGATGAGGCTACATCTGCCCTAGTACGTGATACAAAAAGCACATGGCTTAAGTTTATTTTTACAGATGATAAAGCCAACGGAAATAATCAAGCTGTATCTGCTGAGGAATTTGATAATCTAATTACTACTGGGTTGCACAAACCATTTAAAAAAGTACTGAATGTAGAGGCAGATCATGCAGGAGCTATACCGATTGGTACAATCACATCTCTAAAGAAAGAGGGCGATACCATAGTTGGATTGGCTAACATCTGGGATACAGAATATCCGCACGAATCTAAGTGGATCAAGGAACAACATGCCAACAAGAGCCCCCTGGAAACTTCTTGGGAGGTCATCTACCAGAATTCCAGTATTGACGACGCAGGAGTTGAGTGGTTGCACGATTGTACAACCAAGGGAGTTTGTCTGGTAAAATATCCAGCTTACGAGGGTAGAACCCCTATATTGGCCGTAGCCGCCAAGTGGTCCCCAAGCTATGTGAACAAATTGCCAAATACGGCATTTCTTCACATAAATGAGGATGGAAGGTATTTCCCTTACAGGGATTCCAACGGTGCTTTGGATATGGATCGTCTAAATGACATCCTTTTAGAGGCGCCAAAATCAAATCAATCACAACCGGTGATTGAGCAAGTATTAGCACGAGCTAGTCAATTTCTAAAACAAGGTGACACAAATATGGAAGATACACAAAAGAAACTTGACGATGCTATGGCAGAAAAATCTACTCTTGAGGCAGAACTAGCCCAAGCAAAATCTTCACTTGAGGATTTTGTAGCTCTACAAAAAGAACTTGATGAGCTCAGATCTTACAAGCAGAAGACAGAGGAAGCTGCTGCCAAAGCACAGTTGAGAGGCATACGATTTGCTAAATTTGGTGAGGCTGGATTAAGTTTTTCCGCCGAACAATTTGATGCAGATGCCGATAAATGGTTATCTTTGAGTGAAGATCAGTTTACTTTTACGCTAGATATCCTCAAGGCGCTGAAACCAACCGATAATCCAATCGTCTCAAATGCATCCCTAGCACCTTTACTAAGTAAAGTAAATACTCCAAGTAGTGATGTAGAAACTCTAAGAAAATTTCTCTTAGAAAGAAAAGGTAAATAACTAATGGAAGTTCTTAAATATACTGATATTTTAGGGAAAGACACTTCCCGGGCAATAGTAGAAGGGAGAATGGTCTTCCTCGATGCATATGGTCGAGACAATCTACCCCACAGTGCTGCCCAAGCTGCTCTTTCCCGCTATTTAATCGCGTGGCCCGTAGAAAACAGAAGCATTCCTATGTACGAGCCCTATCCAACCTACACTCGTGCTCTGCGACGTGGGTTTGATCAGGCTGGGAATGTTCCCTTCACTGCGGCTGTCCGCACCTGGTACCCTAATCTTTCGGATGAGCCAGAAACTATTCCTTCAGGTAATGCTTCACTGCTTTACGATGAAGGCGAGTTTATTGTAACTTCTGGTAACTGGATCTGGTCAGCAATTACCCAAGTCGGTGACGAACTTTCCGTAAGTTATGCCGCTGCAACACAGGGTCAACTACAGAGAACCCTCACAGCAGGCGGAACTTCTGTAGCAATCGTTACTGGATTCCCAGGACCCCGATCACTACAATTCCGGACATATGGAGACTAATCGTGAACGCAAATAAAGAACAAGAAATTCAAGCCGCACTAGCCTCCGTATCCAAAAAAGACCCAGAAGCATTAGCAGCTATGATCGTAGAGGTTTTCCAACCACAACACATCGCCCTTGATGCAATTGGTCTCATCCTTAATACACGAAGTCTTCAGCCCGGGGACATGTTGATGAAACGATGCCGCAAGGGTATTACCGTTCGTACTCTCTATCCTGGCGCGATTCACCTCTCCAACGAAGTGACAGTTGAAGATCGAGCTTGGTACAAT